CTTGGCATCCCCACTGCCCTAATTTTTGCTGGCCCCATCTTTCGGTCTCCAGAAAGAGCCGCTTGTGCAAACAGGCCTAGCTTACCAGTTGTTCTTAGTTCTGGAGGCAGTCTATTCTGCTCTTCTATTCTGGTTTCTATGGTATAAAACTGCTCAGAGGCAAGCCTTTGGGCTTCTCTTTCCTCTTTGGTTAATGGCAGTTCTTTTCTTATATCAGGCATAATTAGTAATAGTTTGCCTTCTTTCCATAAAAAGGCTCATCCTCTTCATCGGTGTTAAGTCTTAAAAAGCCGCCCTGACGGAACCTAAGCAGTGCTTGTGTTGACGAATCAACCAAGTCATCGTGATCGCCAGAGGGGAAGCTGGCAAACTCCTCGATAACCTCTTCGGCAAATCTGGTTTCAGGAGACCACACAATTCCACTAGCAAAGAGATCCGCCACGGCGTTAACACGAGCTATCTTATCGTTCCCTCGTGAAGGGGTATACTCAGAAACGGGTATGCCCATAGCTCGCAACTCAAATATCAACGGTGTTCCGGCAGCCTTGGCTTCAACAATAAAGGCATCAGGCTCCCAATGCTGATAAAAATCAAAAGCAGTTTTCTTTAATTCTGGAAACTCCAGCCTTTCCTTATAAGCATCTAAAAGAATAATATTGGGCTGCTGGAGTCCCTCATCATCTGCACTATAAAATACCCCCCATGTAGTACATGCGGAGTAGTCAGCGCGTTGGGTTTTTAAGAATGCCGTATCCCAAGACTGTATAATAAACTCACAAGGCGGCGGAGCATCGTCCTCCCACCTGTTCCACCATTCCCTTTTAACCAGCGCACCCTCTTCAGAGGTTGGATTCTGCTGATATTGCGCGTTCCACTTGGGTGCTGGCAGTTCATTTCTTAAAGCTTCCAGCTCTTCTTTAGGCCAAAACTGAGGCCATAATGCCTTCCCTGACGGTAAAATTGCAGGAAATTCAATAACTTCCCACTCATCAGTTCCCTTTCTTTGAACTGAGGATTTAATAATCTGTCCCGTCAAATCCCTTTTATGCCAGCGAGTCATCACTACAATGATCGCTCCTCCAGGCTGTAATCGTTGCCTTGGGCCTGATGTGTACCAATCATAGACCCTATCAAATACTGACGGGTCGGCACTTTGCCCCTCTTGTTCAGAATGTGGATCATCAATGATGAGGAGATCCGCGCCTTTTCCTGTTACAGCACCACCAACACCAATAGCGAAGTATTCACCACCTTCGTTGGTACTCCATCTGCCTGCCGCTTTGGAGTCGGCCCTTAAAGCAACTCTAGGGAATAGTTCTTTAAAATCATCACTATCTACTAGGTTTCTAACCTTTCGCCCGAAACCTACAGATAATTCTGCGGTATGGGCTGTTTGTATAATCTTTTTCTCTGGGAACCTACCTAAGAACCACGCTGGCAAAAGATAGGATGCGAACTCAGACTTAGTGTGTCTGGGCGGCATATTAATTATTAAACGCTTTAACTCACCATTCGCCACGCGCTCAAAGGCTTTAGCCATGATCTTATGATGAGATCCTTCGATAAATGCAGGCCAAACCCTTTTTATAAAGCTTAGATAACTATCTCTAGCAACCTCTTTGCTCTCGGCATTCTCAAGCTCTTCTAGCAACGAAAGAATCTCGCGCTGCTTCTCCATCGGAAGATTAGGAATATCCTTGAGTAAGTCAGGATCTATTCTGTCAGTTATCGGCATACATTCCCTAGGAAATTTCTATATAGGAATATACCTGTTTAGGAATATTCCTTTCTATGTAATCTTCTTTAAAACTTAGGAATGAACCAGAAGGAATATTCCATACTAGGAATATCCTATAGTCATGTATAACTTATTATATCAAATCTAACCCCTTGACAAGATTGATGCAAGTTTTAAAAAAATTTTTTTTGGGCATGGGACTCCTAGGCTTTTTCCTAGAAAAAAAGGGGTACGAGATACATGATACAAGTATTTATTTGTCAAAAAATAGTAATTGTTTGAGTGAATTACTATGTACATGGTGATGGTACACGCCCACGCCTAGGGGGGGTTGGGGTAGGCATGGGAAGGCCAGCATGTCTGCGCCTTTTCCCGACTAGTGCAGGGCTGTTTTATCTTGCTCTTGATCTGGCTCACTGTCACTTTCTGGTTCCCGCAATAGTTCGGCCAGCTTGCTCTCTATCTCTGCTGCTATCTCTCCACTCTCGCGGTCTACGTTCTTAGTCTCGACGCGATCAACAAACATCCCGCTAGCCCTTGCTAGGATCTCAACAGCTCGCAGCTTGACCGTATCTGTATTCTCTCCATTCTCGATAAAGTGCTTAAGCTTCTCTATCACAAGATCACGGGAGGACATCTCTTTTATCTGCTTATTGCGCTCATATTCATCCCTGAGCCGCTTCACCATAGTGGTAACATTGTTGTTTGTCATAAGGCGACTGGCTTCCCTTCTGACCGTGGCCGGTAGCATGTTTCCCGTCTGATATGCCTCTCGATATGCGTCACTCATACTCATAGTCCCGGAGGCCATACACCTAGCAAATAATCTCTGCTTATCAGTCATCTTGCTCGCCATGCTCACTCACTTATCTATTGCTTGATCAGTATTCTATTTCTGCTCGTGTCGTGAGTCTGTAGAGCGTATTTATTTGCTATCTAATGTCTGTTGTATGCGTATCTGTAATGTATTAGAATCGGGACATACCGACATGGTATTAACATAACTAACAAAGGAGTTAACACAAATGAGAATCTTAGAAAGAACTGAAGTGCTAGAATATTTAGACTTCCTAAATGACCCGCAATGGATAGAGAACGAGGTCTATCATTTGCACGATGGCAATTATGGAGAAGACATTTATCAGCAATGGCAGCGCGTCAAAGCTGGCCGGTTTAATAAGCCAGCATGGTTTGGAGTCACCATCGCCAGACTTGTCTTTAACGTCAGAGAAGACCACGCCAGAAAAGCTTTCCTTTCCCTACCTAAAGAAGACCAAACCAAAATCAACACCTACATAGAATATCTAATCGACTACAAAGAAGCTGAGGCCAAGAAATATTGGATCTCTCAGACTGTCAGCAATCTCGCTGCTGGCTTTGCTACAAAGAACGAATACAGACTTCAGAATCCATGCGGCAGCCGTGTTTTGTTTATCGAAGCCAGCTCCGAAGGGGAAGCTGTTTCACTTGCAACCTTGTCTGGAGAAGACCAATCCGAAAGATGGTCAGTCACTCAAGTGGGAGGCCAATAGATGAAATTCATAATCCTTTATCTTCTCTTCTTCATCTTGTTCATAGCTTTGAGCATAGTCGTGACTGCTAGCGGTCTAGGAGTCCTTTCTTTCTGGCTTGAGGCAAACACCGATCTCAGCTCGGTATCGATCACAGCGATCAATCTGGGCCTCTGGGCGGCGTACTTTCTTTCCTTTGTGGGAGGCATAAAAATCTCTGGGGGGCATTTGTAGATCTAAAACGAAATGTCTCGAAAGCTTAGCCAGTGAAGGCTAAGCGAGTAGAGGCCTCGTATGGCATTGGTAGCCATACCTGAATGAGTGACCAGTAGATCTCTCGACAATCAGGAATTGAACAGATGGAATTAACACAAATCACATTAGACGATTTTTACAACTTCACTATCCCATATATTGCTGCTGGGAATACCCAGCCCATACTCTTGTGGGGGCCGTATGGAGCCGCAAAATCTTCAGGCGTTCGAGAGCTGCAAAGCAGACTAAACGACCCTGATATACAAGCTCAGTTCGGTCTAAAGGGAAGCTATAACCTGTTAGATGTTCGGCTCTCTCAGTTTGATGCTGTTGATACTCGCGGCATACCTTACGAGTCGGATGGAAAAACCACTTGGCTGCAACCCGATTGGCTGCCAGATCCTGAGATACATGGCGAGTTCGGGATACTGTTTCTTGATGAGCTATTGCTGGCCGCTAAGGGAGTGCAGAACGCTGCCTATCAATTGCTACAAGAAAGGCAATTAGGTGACTACACTTTACCCCCTGGATGGTTTGTTCTGGCTGCAAGCAATAGGCCTGAAGATGGAGCCGGTCTCACTGGTGCTAAATTCGACGCAGCTATCTCGAATCGATTCGCCTGTCATTTCTCAGTATTGCCAGATCCTAAGCAGTGGATAGCATGGGCCTCTCAAGCTGGGATCTCTCCCGAAATAATTGCGTTTATCTCTGCATTTGGCGAAGCGACTTTGAATGAGAACGGCGAGACCGACCAAGCTGGCTTGCTACACGAGTACCCAGACGGCGGGGTGCCGAAAGGGAAGGTATCTATAGCAACCCCTAGGACTTGGGAATCTGCCTCCAATATTCTGAAGCTTGGCTTAGATCCTAGACTCGAATCCCTAGCGCTTGAATCTTGTGTGGGGAAAGGAGCCGCATCGCAGCTTTCTGGATTCTTGCAGATTGTTAGGACATTGCCGCCAGCTAGTCAGATCTTTAGCGATCCCGATAACGCGCCGATACCTAGCGAACGATCTACCCAGTATGCAATAGCTACGATTCTCGCAAACAAAGCAG